GAGACCAGCGCAGGCGATTTTGGCGCAAATAATGGATTAGTTACCATTACCAATAACGAAGGTTCATTTACAGTAACACCCGATACTGATACCACCACCGAGGGTGCAGAGACATTTACAGTCAGTCTTCGAGCAGATAGTATCGCTGGTGATATATTAGTGACCAGTGATCCAGTAACTATCAATGACACCAGTCTAACGCCACCAGAGCCAACTTATACGCTAACACCTGCCGCTGACAACGTTGACGAAGGCAGCAGTTTAACTTTTACTGTTGGCGGAACTGATGTTCCAGACGGAACTTATTATTGGACCATAGAAACTAACGCCGGTGACTTTAGCACAGGTTCTGGAGAAGTTAGCGTTACAAATAGTAGTGGATCATTTACAGTAACACCCTATGATGATTCTACAACAGAAGGTGCAGAGACATTTACAGTTAGCCTACGTTCAACTAGTATCACCGGAACTATATTAGCAACCAGTGATTCAGTAACTATCAACGATACCAGTTTAGATCCACCAGAGCCAACTTATACACTAACAGCATTAGGCAGCTTGGCCAGTGCAACCAGCGTGGACGAAGGCAGCAGTGCAGCATTTGAAGTCGGCGGCACTAATATTATCGACGGAACTTATTACTGGACCATAGAATCTAACAGTGAGGACTTTGCCACCTCAAATGGTGAATTCTCAATCACCAGTAATACGGGATCATTCTTTGTAGTGCCCACTACTGATGATACCACAGAAGGAGAACAGACATTTACAGTGTCTATTCGTTCAGTTAGCATCACCGGCACAGTATTAGCAACCAGCGATCCATTTACTATTAACGACACTAGTCTAACACCGGAGCCAACTTATGAAGTTACACCAGCGGCTAATAATGTCGACGAAGGCAGTAGTTTAGAATTTACAGTTAGCGGAACTAATATTACAAATGGAACCTATTACTGGACCATACAAGATAATATCAGTGACTTTGATACAAGCAGTGGCGAAGTCACTATCACCGACAATGCCGGATCATTTACAGTAACACCTTCTGCCGATGCCACAACAGAAGGCTCAGAGACCTTCACAGTCAGTCTTCGAGAAGGTAGTATCGCTGGAATAATATTAGCGAACAGCACATCGGTGACCATCAACGATACCAGTCTTGATCCAGAGCCACCGTTTAGTTTACAGTTTAATCAACCTCAAGGAGATTATCTATCAACACCTGCCAGCACCGACTGGAACTTGGGCACATCTTGGACCATAGAGTTCTGGTTAAACGCCAATAGTTCAGGTGATGGCAGCGCAAATATGACTGGCGGCATATGGGGCTTGTTAAATCAAGAAGGTTGGGCCGCAACTAATGCTATAAACATAGCAATAAGTGACAGCAAATTAGTTGTTGGTCAAGGCGCTCAATATGACGATGTACGATACACTGAACCTACTCCAGCGCAATGGACACACGTGGCCATTGTCAACGACGCAGGCACACAGAAAGTATTCTATAATGGTGTTGAGCAGACTAAAGTTTCAGGAACATTTGGCACAGCCAACTATACTAACTCTACAGACAGTTTAGCCATAGGTAATATAAGCGGTGGCAACAACAGTTTTGATGGCAAGATGGCCATGGTTAGAATCAGTAACACGGCCAAGTATGCCGCGGCATTTACTTCCACAGTGACTTATGGTGTTGAATCAGATACTCGATTGTTCTTGGACTTGGGTTACCCGTTATCTGATACATCTTATTATGAGTTGAATGGTGTATCGGTAGTCACTAACACTCTGACCACTATCTATATTTCCAAGTCAGCGTATCCTAATTTAGATAAACAAGTTCGAGTAGGCAATACCGTAACAAATACTAGCGATTCCACAACTTGCATAGTCACCGCACCAGTGTTCACAGCAGATCCTAGTAACTGGGGAGTAGATGTTTCACCTGGATGGGGCGGCGTGGCCACAGTAAACTTCACTGGTGCTAGACATACTATCGTCAACAACGGTACAACTGTGAGTGAAGAGTTCCCGAACACATTCACTGGATTAGTACATCCTTATAATGGCGGCACGCTAGGCCTTACTATGTGTCTTGCAAATGATCCTAGATTTGCCGAGTCAGCGGCTATACCAATCGGTGCTAGAATAACCAGCAACATAGCAGGCTTTGGTATTAGAACTGTAACGGCCATCGTGGTCTCGGGCGGCGACAGATTTATATCATACGATCCTACAGGATTGACCGGTGTTACCAGCACTTCACATGTGTTTAACTTCTATTGGTAATTGATGTTTGAACACCGGAGGCTGGCAGTTGACGCAGGGCTGGCAGAACAGATACAACATCAGCGTGGTTTGGACTATAGACGCAGGTACGGAGCAGGCTGGCAGAGTATAGGGTATACTGGTCAGCCTTTTCCATGGTTTGAATCAACATATAGGGCAGTTGAAGCAGAAGCGGGTAGTATAGACACATGGTGGTTTAATGCGAACCTACAGGGCGAAGGCACAGGTTGGCATAGTCACAGTCAGTGGGCACGAGTAGGTGTGCTGTATGTACAAGTTCCCGCGGGTCTTATAGAGTTTAAGCAGGGCGAAGCATACTGGACAGAATCACCCCAAGCAGGAGATTTACTAGTATTTCCCGGGGCATTAGAGCATAGAGTAAGGCCCAACACTAGCGAGCAGGTTAGAATCAGCGTGGCGTTCAACTTTAAACGGTAAATACTCACAGAGGATATAATAATGGCCGCAAACGGAATATCAACACTATCAACTAAACAGTTAAAGCAAGAAGCCAAGCTAGGCATCGCACAAACAAGACGACAAGCAGCAGGCGATACTACTGCGCCATACTATAGAGAAAATAACACCTACGATATAGATAATCTGCCTACTAAGTATTCTGGAAATACATTAGTGAATAATTCTAATCCAGGTGGATTATTGCAAGGGCGTCCATGGATTAACGTTGCAGCTATTACATTTACATCTGGAGTTTATCATCGCACAGTAACTGGCACAACAAATGCTAATGGCTATTTTGGTACTGATTTTACTCCGGCTAACGATGATCTAACATTTTTCGATACCTATGCTGCTACTTCTCAAGGTGTCTATACAAGTTTAAACTTATCCAGCCTACCAGAATATACCAGCATTATGCTGACAGGATACTTCTTAGCACCTACTACAGATACCTATACATTCTACACCAGCACCGACGATGCTAGTTATATGTGGATAGGCCCGGATGCTATTACAGGATATACTCATACTAATGCCGTTGTAAAGAACGGCGGTCTTCACGGTGTTACAGAAGTGAGCGGGACTATAGCAATGACAGCGAACATCTACTATCCTTTCCGTGTTATGTTTGGTAACCTAACAGGACCAGGCACAATGACGGTTAGTTGGGCAAGTAGTACACAATCTAAAACATCAAACTGGTCTGGTAAACTGTTCTACAACTCAGCCACTAACGGATTCTAAATGTACAGAAAATATATCAACATTGTAGAAGCAGCAAACAAAGGCTGTCCTATTGCCACACACGATCTAGAAGTAAATGTCAAGAATAGACAAACAGCTATAGACAAACACCACTACGGTCCTGCCAATCCTGATGAGCCTGGCAACTATTGGAAAGACGCAGCCAAGCAGTGGGATATAAACGAAAAGACTGCCAAGACAATGACCTGTGGTAATTGTGCGGCATTCAACATCACCGATGCAATGTACAAGTGCATACACGACGGAATGGGCGCAGAGGCATACGAAGCAGAGAAAACTCGCGAAGCAGCTGATCTAGGCTACTGTACTCTACTACACTTTAAATGTGCTGGAACCCGTAGCTGTCAACTTTGGATCACTGGCGGACCTATTGTAAAGTAATATGATTACGCTATCCGATAATCAGTTTGATGCAAATGGTTATTGGGACCAGCCCATAGAGAAACTGCTGTACCAACCCACCATAGATGATCTTGATCTATTTGACCAGAACGGATACGACCTCACTCCCTTAGAACAACATTTTGCCTACGGCAACAGAGCTAAACCTAAAAAGCACAGAGAACATCTACGAGCCCTTAAACAGGATTGGTTTATGCAACAGCCTACCACAGAAGGCTCACATCTTAATCATAGCCTACTGTTTGAACGCAAAGGCTACACAGGTGCTGCACTAGAAGAATTGGAATACTGGGCTCGTACACTGCCTTTGGTCAACAAGGTGATAGCACTACGTCCTAAATGGGGCTTGGACTTTTCTATGGACTATGCTGACCGTGCGGGCAATGTCTTTGAAGTACTACACTGGGAATGGGACAGCTTTGTCTACGAAGAAACAGAATATATTCGCAAAATTGTAGAACCTGTGTTGCTGGCCATAGACTGGCGTGATGCTGCCCAACAGATCCTAGCACAGAAAGACAAGTGGCATCATCTAGACTTCTTTGCACAGAGTCGTTGGAAGTGTGAGTACTTTGGCATCCCAGAGGAGCGATTCAAAATGGTTGCTTGGAACTAAATAATAGCACTTATTGGAGTATACATGAAACAATTTCTATTACTGCTGTTGGCAGTACCTGCACTAGCATTTGCACAGGGCAAGATGCCCGCAAAGTCAGCGACCTACGATGCACAGGTTATTAGAGTGAGTGATGGCGATACTATTGTAATCGCCGCTCCCTTTCTCCCACAGCCACTCAAGCCCGAACTTGCTGTTAGGATCTACGGAGTCGACACGCCAGAAAAAGGACACAGAGCTCAATGTCCACAAGAAGACCAACGAGCGCAATTGGCGAGTAAATTTACAACTCAAGCCTTACAATCCCACCCAAAGCACCAGGTTATTATCTATGGATGGGATAAGTTTGGTGGCCGTATATTGGGAGACATCTTGGTAAACGGACAAAGCATTAGACAGGGACTTATCAGCAATGGCTTGGCCCGTGAATACTACGGTGAAGCCAAACAAAGCTGGTGTAATTAATTTAGAACAGAACATCTACCTTAGGAACGCTTGCGTTACTTAGATGTGCCCGGCTGCTGGGCAGAACGTTATGGGAGTCGTGCCCCGGAATGGCGTTCTAAGTGAGCATTTTTTTACGACCCTAGAATAAATACAGTACAGGAGGACACAACCATGAAACAGCGTAAATTATTAATGAAGCTGTACAAGGCTTGCGTCGACCATGATACTGAAACAGTTTCCGAACTACGTAAAAAAGAGTTCGCTAAGATACGGAAACACAAGGCCGAAGGTAAGTCATTTACACGCAAATGGACTTTGGTACAGATTTAACACAACTGTAACATTACACACAGCCTAGGGCGATAAATATTAGCTATGCTAAAAACTTATCGCTCTATTTTTATATCCGATGTGCATTTAGGTACTAGAGATAGTCAAGCTGATAAGTTAAACAACTTTCTCAAACACAACACCTGCGAAACACTCTATATGGTAGGGGACATACTAGATGTATGGCGCATACAACAAAACAAATGGCGTTGGAAGCAATCACACACCAATGTTGTAAGACGTATACTTGGACATGCCAAACGTGGCACACGAGTAATCTACGTAGCAGGCAATCACGATGAATTCTTAAGACCATTAATGCCCTACGGTATTAACTTTGGCAATGTGGAAGTGGTTAATCAATTTGAACATGTTGGGGTAGACGGCAAACACTATCTAGTCACCCACGGCGACCTGTTTGACGGCATTACCCGACTGGCACCGTGGTTGGCATTCTTAGGTGATAAGGCCTATGACTTTATTCTATCTGCCAACAGCAAGTTCAATTGGCTACGACATCGTATGGGTTTTGGCTATTGGAGTTTGAGCAAGTATCTTAAAGCCCGTGTTAAGAAAGCAGTAGACTTTATATTTCAGTTTGAACGGAATCTAATGGCCTACTGTAAGAAACGCGGCTTTGACGGTGTCATATGCGGACACATACATCACGCAGAGATCAAAGAGATAGATGGCATTACGTATATGAATGACGGCGACTGGGTTGAATCGTGTACAGCACTTGTAGAGCACCACGATGGTAAGTGGGAAATCATAACTTGGACTAAGGAGCGAGACGATGTGGATACTGATACTAATAGCGGTTCACGTGAACAATCCTCAAGACGTTCCGGGAAGAATAGAACTAGCATTCAAAGATCAAGCCAGTTGCGAGATGACCCTAGCGTCGATGAAGTGGCAGCTAAAGTTTAATAATTTTAAGGTAGAAGGCAAATGCCAAAAACAATAAGTGATAAAATTACCATAGTGGTACCCTGTAAGAATGAGGAAAACTACATTGCGCATTTGCTAATGCATCTACGCCAACAATCAATAGGCAACACCAGAATTATCATTGCAGATTGTTCCACAGACAAAACACGAGAAGTTATCGAAATAATGAAAGGTGAGTTGAATGTTGAGGTTATCGATGGCGGGCCTGTTAGCTTTGCTAAGAACAACGGAGCTCGATTGGTTAATACGCCCTACATATTATTCATTGATGCTGATGTGCGCTTCTTTAAAGACACTGTGATTCAAGATGCTGTCAATTTGATTGAGAGTAAGAACCTAGATCTCATTGGCCTAAACATCAAATGCTACGACAAGGATCTAAGAGCTAAAGTCGGATTTACTACATTTAATCTAATCAATCATGCATTAAAATTCTTCTCACCCTTTGCTGTGGGAGCATTCATGCTGACCCGCAGAGATCGTTTTGAAGAGTTTGGGGGATTTCCTGAACAGTTTTCCACAAGCGAAGACTTCTTCTTATCACGCAAGTATAGCCCTAAAAAGTTTAGAATCATTCGCCATCACTTTGGACAAGATAGCCGTAGGTTTAAGAAGATGGGCTATATGGGCATGGCCAAGTACCTAGTTAAGAACTTTGTCAATCGCAATAATAAAGCCTACTGGGACAGTTTAGACAGCAGTAGATACTGGAGTTAAAACAAGTTCGTAGAGTTCACTCCAATTCTTGACTACAGGGTAAGAACACTTGTGATGCATATTATGCCCGTGTTCAATAAGAACAGATTTCAAACCTAAAGCATGTCCGACATCAGCATTGGCAGGTTTATCTTCAATCCACCACAGGCCGCTGTCTTTGTATGGAGCCAATGCAGAATCTTTGTCTGCGCCTGTATCTAGGCAAATAACTGTTTCGATAGCATTGCCAAACAACTTACGTAGATTCATTTCACGCAGTTTCTGTGCGTTCTTGTCCAGACTTAGGCTTGTGATAACACGGAATTCGTAGCCGTGTTCTTCATGTAGTCGTTTAACATAGTGAGCAGCATCTCTAAGTGCAGGAAGGAATCCAATTGCTGCAGATTCGTTAAAAGTCTTTACAACCTTTTTGGCATCTTTTTCTTCTAGTTCGTTATAGTGGTGATGTAGATAATAGCTTTTCTTGTTATCCGCTGTTAGTGTGTATCCACGTTCTTGCATCCAAACTGAGAACGCCCATTCCCAATCTAACAAGACGCCATCGGCATCGGTGAGTATAAGTTTGTTTTTCATACTGTATTATAACATACTTTAACCCTTGTGTCAACGGGCTAAGTAAAATATGAATATAATAATCGCAACCTTGGTAATGGTTCAAATTACCATAGCCTGTGTCACTCTATACCTACATAGAAGTCAAGCACACAGAGCAGTACAATTTCACCCAATCCTGGCACATCTAATGCGCTTTTGGCTATGGTTATCAACCGGTATGGTGACCAAACAATGGGTAGCCATCCATCGCAAACATCACCAGAAGAGTGATCAAGAGGGCGATCCGCATAGTCCCCAAATATACGGAATTTGGCGTGTGCTATTTGGCGGAGCATTCTTATATCACAAGGCTAGCAAAGATACCGCAATGATCGATCAGTTGAGCACAGGCACACCTAATGACTGGATCGAGCGTAAACTTTATACCCCGCACAGCCGCTTAGGGATTCTTTTAATGTTGGTCATAGACCTTGTTCTTTTTGGCCCTATAGGTTTAGTGGTGTGGGGTATTCAAATGATTTGGATTCCAATATGGGCAGCTGGAGTTATCAACGGACTCAGCCATTGGTGGGGATATCGAAATGTTGAAACCAACGACACTTCGAAGAATTTAATACCCTGGGCTTTCTGGATAGGCGGCGAGGAGCTACACAACGGGCATCATGCAGACGGAGCCAATGCTAAGTTTAGTCAACGTTGGTGGGAGTTCGATATTGGCTGGATGTATATCTGTATACTGCGGTTCTTTAAATTAGCAACAGTTAGAGCATAAAGAAAAAGCACCCGAAGGTGCTTTTCTTTTTACCACTATATATTTTTGCTCTATGAGCGTAATATTATTTCTTTACGCCTGCATTAACAAATGCGTACATTTTTTCGGCGGTCTCTAATACTTTATCTAAACCTGGAAACTCTGGCATTTGAACTGTGCTAACAATTTGACCAGTCTTCTCATCACGAGTAGCTGTCATTTCCCAACCTGCAAACTTAGATTGAAAGTCGTCTTGCACTAGGCTTTTAGCCATGCCCAAGATATCTGTACGGATTTCATAACCGTTTTTATTGAATTTAACTTCTGGTAGCTTTGGTGCTGTAAAAATTTCTGACATAATAATCTCCTGTGTGTTAATGTCTGTTGCTAACAACTACTTCTTTTTCGCTGTTAGTTTATTATATATGCCTAGAGACAAAAAAGCAACTTATTTTCTGAACTTTTTTACTCGTTCCTTGATAAGGGTTACCACTTCATCACTAAGCACTACTTCGTAGTGGTTGTATTGGACTTCCACTAGTTCCATATCCTTATGATGTTTCTGGCTAGCAATGGTCACAACCCCGTCATTGGGCTCGTGCATAAAAGGACTTTGTCCTTTTACAGTCACAATGTTAGTCCACGGGTGCTGTATTTTAATACGGCTAGCTTGCTTCATAACCCACGAACTAGGACCAATGTCTCGCATTAGTCTGCTAAAAGGCAAAAAGTATTGAGCATAGTCCGCTACTTCGGCGCCCCCATACGGAGTACTAAGTGTAATAGCACCGTTAACAGATTCCGGAATACAGTTGGCTAAGTGTAGGCTGTAGATACCACCTAGACTGTGTGCAACAAATACTAGATCTTTATAATCTTTTAGTGTTGCCTGCATGTCTTTTAGGTTGTTTTCGAACCCGTTACGACTGTCGTAATTGATATCGATACCTTGACCTAATTTACTTCTGATATAATTGAAGCTTTCGCTGGTGGCATTAGCACCGTGTATGTACACCAAGTTCATGCCAATATTTATCGGAATTTATTTGGCTAACATTATGTCTCTAGCTTCTTTGTGCATGCCTGCACGAGCCATTGCCGCAGCGGCGCGAGCCTGTCCAATACTTAGGCCGATTTCGTATAATGCGTTTAAAAATGATTTCATAGATAGCTTTCCTTTTGAGAATTGAATTGTCGGATGTAGTTTTCCAACTGTGCGGCATCGGTAATGCCTTTGGTGCTTAGATAAGCGTCTAAGCGGCTTTGGTAATTGGATCCTGGGAACATTTCTGCTAATCGTTCCAATATAGCCAGCATCCTGCTTGATAAGTATTTCATATTGTTCTCTCTGTGTTGTAGTACTCATGGTTTCTACTGAGTTATTTATCCAGCTCTTGTGCAATCGCGCATTTTTCAGTACAATGTTATAATTGTTTAAAATGAGTTAAATACATGATAGGAAACAATTTATGAAACTTCGTACCAGATCAATTCTGCAGGAACTCAATGAAATTGCCGAAGTACGCAATACGGATTCGTTGATCGAAAGCCGTGCCACCAACATCATTAATTCCGCTATTAATCTGTTGGAAAGCATACACAAGCATTATGACGCTGAAAGTGCTGACGAATTAGAGCGTCGATTGATCAATGCTATCAAAGGACAAGATCCCAGTAAATTTACCCGCGGTGTACGAAGATTGGCAGAATCGCGTAAGGCCAAAAGAAAACTAGAAGAATCTAACAACAATGAATAAGCTATTTGAAGGCGGTAATGTATTCAAGGACGCCGATAAAAAATCACTAACGCAACGCATCGCCACAGGCGACGTTGAGTCGACGGTCCTGTATATCGAAAAGATCACAGGCCTGGACTTTACCAAAGAAAAACACGCAGATGACAAAAAACCGGTGAAATGGTTGGGCACCACAGGCCGCAAAGAAGATCCAGATGGCACCTTTGAGCGCAACAGTTCCGGGGATCTAGATCTTTCAGTGGATGCCAATGAAGTAGACAAAAGAGCCTTTGCCGACAAATTGATAGCACAGTTTGGCAAAGAAAATGTCAAGCTCAGCGGAGATAATGTGCATTGGAAAACTCCTATCAACGGTGATGCTGCCAATGGGTTTGTGCAAGCTGACTTTATGTTTTCCGCAAATCCCAAGTTTCAACAAGGTAGCATGATCGGTGGACAGGGTGAGTACCGTGGAGAGCACCGCCACATTGTATTGAGTTCAATTGCCCGTGCTAGAGGCATGAAGTACAGTCCCAAACATGGTTTACTAAACGCTACCACAGACGAACTGTTACCTGACGGCAACGATTGGAATGTGATCAGCAAGCAGCTATTGGGACAATCAGCCACGGTCAAAGACATTCGTTCTGTGGACACCATTCTCAATTATATCAAGAAACTGCCCAACTACGAAGAGCTAGTTGCAGGTGCTAGAGAAACACTAGGCAAACAAGGAATCGAATTGCCGAAGAACGAAGCCTTTGAAAGCTATCAACCTGGAACAATAGGTTGGATGCGCAGAATGATAAACATTACAAAATGAGAGCATTTGAATTCCTAATTGAAGACGAAGCGGCTCCTGCACCCAAGAAAGTGGGCCGTGAGTTTAATCACCTAGAAGATCTAGTGTTCACAGAGGCCAATGGTGCTGTCAAAGCCATACAGATCCTAAAAGATTTAGCCAGTCCAGAAACCAGTATTACCATTAAGTGGGACGGCAACCCCACAGTCTATTGGGGACGTGAAGAAGATGGCACCTTCCGCATGGTAGGCAAGAACAACTGGGGACGTGAAGAAGGCAAAAGCTCTAACCCAGAAGAATTAAAACAGTTTATCATGAGTCGTGGCAAAGGTGAAGACTGGCGTCCTAAATTTGCCAGTGATATGGCCGCACTGTGGCCCATATTTGAAAAGGCAACACCTGCAGAATTCCGTGGCTATGTTTATGGAGATATTCTATTCCATCCAGGTAAACCCTATAAAGGTGGCGATGGTAAAATATCATTCACTCCTAATCAAACCACTTATTCCGTGACAGGCAGCAGTGAAGTTGGCCGTCAGTTGGCCAAGGCCAAAGTGGCAGTGGCAGCACACAAACTGTTCAGTTACTTTGGAGACAAGAGTGGTGAAGACTTCAATGACGTTGAGCAGTTCAGTGGTAACCCTGAACTCAAGGTGTTTGGACTCACCAGTGTGAGTTACAGACCTGCTGTGGGAGCAGATAATCTCAGCAAGATAGAAGCATTGGCCAAAAATCAGCGGGCAATAAACAACCTGTTGGCTCCTGTAGCAGGCATGGGCTATCTGCAGAGTGAGATCTATACCTTTGTGAACACTCAATCAAAGGCCAAGCAATTGGACAACATCAACACAGAAGCGTTCATGTCTTTTGTGCAAAAAACTCCTGCTAAAGCTGCCAAGATCACAGCACACAGCGAACAACATCCAGGAGTTATGGACAAGTTGTTTGAACTGGTGCGTGAAATCATGGCAGCCAAAGATGAAGTAATACGTGAGTTAGACGCTGCCGGAGGTGACATTACAGCCACAACAGGTGGCAAGCCCGGCGGGGAAGGCTATGTTGCTGGTGGTTCAAAGTTGGTACCTAGAGACCGCTGGACTCCTTTTAGAGCCGACTAAAATCAGCCGTATCGGCGTGATTTTTTCAATCCAATATAAATACTGTATAAGAATCAAGGTGATTCTTATATATTGCCGGTCCCGGAGCGGGATCATTGATAAGGAGAAAACATCATGGCAGAAACAACAAGAGTAAACCCCACAGCAGTAGCATTGGGCACACTACAATCTACACTACAACTAAAACTGTTTAAGTGTGTTTTGAATAACAGCGGCGATGCAACAGCACGTAACGCAGCAACTATGTCACTATTGACAGATGAAATCGGCACTACCGGTGCATTGATGCAAGGCAAGGCCAACGGTCTTGAGCTAGCATTTATCGGTGACGGTCACGCTCTTGACGTTGACACAGTTGCAATCCGTTTAGGCCGTATCATTGCAGCAGGTTCACGTACATCTTCTGGTGTTTGGACATTTACAGGCGGTGGTACATTGACTGTAACTAACCCAACAACTTTTGTTGGTCTACAGACCTAATTAGTTAATTCTCAGGGATGGGAAGCACTAAAGCACCTTCGGGTGCTTTTTTGTTGGCTGGTCAATCGTAGGCGTAAATAGTAGCACATTATGGCACGCTATCAAGTTATTACTCTCGTAGACATCACTAGAACTCACGCTAGTAGATATGAAACTGATCAATTGAAATTAGGACAACAGGCCAACTTCAACGCTCTTCAACAGGCAATTGGCCTGCGTTCTAATTTTTCCTTTCTGTCCGACCCCAGTCAACAGTCCGGACAGTTGCCAAGAGACCTAGAAGGTAAGGCTACTTATTGGACTTGGAACTTTGATACAGAACGTGATAGTGTTTTTCTCAAAGGTCAAGACCCAGTTGGCCTGTTAATTGACGATATCAATGGGGTTCCTATAACCAATCAACTAAATAATTCAGTTGATATAGATCCAGCAGCATTTATTAGTAAAGGTGATCGTGCAAATATTTGGATATACGAAATCACACAAGCGGGATAAATACAATTTAACAGGCAAAACCATTAGGCATTTCGGAACACTTAGG